AACCTCCGTTGATAATATCGATGTTCGCAACAGCTGCTACCTGTGGCACGGTATTATCAAGACCGTCACGAAGCACGGTAAATGCCGGTTCATTCAGCACAATGCGCTTAATGCCGGCAGCATACAGGTACTCACGAAGTTTGTCCGGAACAATATCCCGTCCAAATTTCGCACACTGCCAGGAAACATATTCCTGGATAGCTTTCTGCACATCCGCCTCGATCTCCACTGCACTCTTGGATGTGCCACGCTGGATGTAGTAGGTCAGCGAAATGTTGTACGGTACCTGCTCTGCATCAGCAACAGCCACAAAGTCAGTAAGAGGACGCACAGTTTCGTCGCTACACGCTTGCGCAACGGCGTTCTTGACCTCCTCGGTGGCCAATGTGCCATCATCCATCAGCACATAGATATTTACATATCCGGGAGCCGGACGGTTGGGAAGCACATCAGCGATCTCGGTGCTGACCTTCTTTGCGATATAGACATAAGCACCACGGGCACCGGCGCTGGAATATCCGTCCATGCTTGTGCGCATAAGCTCGTAATATTCCTCGTCGGTAGCTTCATCGGCGCCGTCGTCGCTGACGGTGATGTTGGAACAGCTTGCGTAGTAATCGAACACGTCAATGATCGTGTTGATCTGTCCTATGGCGTAGCCGTTGCCGATCACACCGGGGGTTTCGCACCGGACCTGGACATCGGCATAAGTGGATCCAATGCTGATATAAACATCCTGCTCTGTCAGCCACACGATCTCGCCGCTGTTGTCCGTAACTCTCGTACCTGCGGGAATGAGGATTGCGGTGTTCTGCGCTTCGGAGATCTCAAAGCGAACAGTACACACCGCAGGCTGTGCGGCCGGGCGCACCGTTTCATAGAAAAGCTCGCCCAGACTGTCAAGGTCGCTTCCGGAAGCACGGCTCGGAATGTTCTGATTGCCGGTGTAATTGTTCCACACCCTCTCTTGGAGGATGATGTTTGCAACCCACTGGATAAACAGTTTCTCCGGGCTTGCAGGGCGAACTGTGGTTTTGGTGAGTTCTTCATACCCGGACACCAGCTCTGCCACAAGGGCGTCGGTGTCCGTGCTGACAAATTGATAATCGGGATTTCTACTCAAGGATATTCACCTCCACGGTAGGAGTAAGGCCGTCAATGCCTTCTGAAAAAGTAACATCGACGACCTCTACACGGGGTTCGTATTTCTCGACCGCTTCCCGGATCCCCGCCCGGAGCATTGCTTTCGCCACAGGAAGTGGCTTATGCACCGCAGCAGAGGAAATACCAAACTCCCGGTAAAGCGGCACAGTGCCCTGCCAAGTACTCAGAACAATAGCCACATTCTGCAACGCAGAGCGCACATAGTCGGTTTCGTTCAGCTTCAGGGCACCGAGGTCTTTGGGGGAAATTTTATAACTCATACGCACCTCACGATCTCAGGTATTCCTGCAAGGTAACCGATGCGGTTACGCCAATGATATTGCCGGAGCCGTCTGTGTTCTGCAGCTTCGTATTTATCCCCGTGATCGTCCACCGGTACTTGCCAATGGTTTTATCACCGATCACTAACGGCAAGGTTCTGCCCTCACGCATATAGCTGTTCAGCTTATCGACCATCTGCATAGGGTTCACGCCGAGGAAGGCAGACAGAACCATATCAAAGGTGAATTTGTCCGGGTTATTGCCAACAAACTCCGTCAACGCATCCCCGGCGTGCCGCTGGTGCGTTGCATACTTGGCAGATCCGGACAACTTACCATTCGTGATCGTCTGCACGGTGTTGGAAGATACCTTGAAAGGGATGTCGCCTAAGCAACCTATACTCGCCATTCTAAATACCTCCAATCACAAAGCCGTCGCTGTTGAACACAGGCAGATACACAACAAGGACAGTATCGTTAATAGCAGGCATCCACGCCGCCACCGAAATTGGATGGGCGTGTCCGTCTGCGTTTTCGATAGAAGCTGTTGCGCTGTGGCTGTGCCCATCAGCTGATCCAACTGAAACAGATCCGGTGTGCGAATGACTACCGGCAGTTTGGCTTGATACTGACGGTGCGTTCCTGAGCACGGGAAGCCAGTCAGATGTTAGGCCGGTATGCTGGAATTTGACACGCACCTTATGTGCGCCGGTGTCAAGAGCAGTTACGGTGCCTACTTGAACAATGCGGCTCAGTTCGCTATCCATCAATATCCCTCCAATACTTTGCGTAATTTGATCTGCGTGGTGTAGGATCCGCTGATCGTGTGTTTTGCCTCGGAAATGATATACTTACCACTCCAACCGCCCCAGCCAACCAACTGCACCGTAATACCGGCTACAAGCGCCGGATTGCCCGGCATGGTGAATGTGGCGGTTTTTTGGTATTTGTTATGCATTCGCAGCATTTTTGCTGCAAGCGCATTTGCCTCGGCAACACTGGACACCTTCGCCTGGATCTCCAACTGTTGGTTGGTCTTTGAATCAGCTTTGTAATCCTCGACCTTTGCGATACCCTCAATCAGTTTCCCGGCGCTATTTGTCCAGCGCACCCGGCAAGATGTGTAGTGCTTATCCGCTTCGCTCGTGCCTACCTTCCACTTGGTATAGGACTTGTCGCCCTTCGTGATCGTTAAGGTAGTGGCTTTACTTTCGTAGGAAGCTTGGTCAAACAGAACAATGATATTGTTCGTTGCTTTCAGCGATAGCCCGGCAGAACTGCATAAGGTCTGCAAGAAAGCAATGTCGCTGGTAGCATACTGCTCGACACGCTTGTAAAACGGATCCTTTTCCGAAAGGTACATACAGCTCATGCCGTTGGCATTTGCCATTTCATTGGCGATACCGGATAGGTGGTAAGATTCCCATGCCTTGGTTTTCTTCGTCTGCCGGATCTGCGAGGTATAGGGCAACGCAGTTGCTTTGATCGTGATAACCGAGGGTGGGCCGGACGCATCCACACTATCCAGTTCAAATTGTCCACACTCCAAAAGGCTGTCCTTTCCGTCGCCGGCTGCATTCTGCAATGCGATCACGGCGCTTATACTCAGTCCAAGCCGTTCTACCGGCTGTTGTGAGGAAGATCCGGAATTGATAGCCGCCAGTAATGCCGCCCATGTTAACGGACCGCAGACGCCGTCTTGGGATAAACCACTTGCTGCTTGGAATGCCGTTACCGCAGATCTGGTTTCGCTTCCAAAATATCCATCGACACCAAACCGGGGCAAAGGATATCCGAGATCAACCAGGTACTGCTGCATAGTTTTGACATTCGTTCCGGAGCTGCCAAACCGAACGGTTGGCATCGAAGCGGAATTGGTAGCAACAGCTGTTAAGTAATCCGAGAACAGATACGCCGTTTTTCCGTTGTAGTTGAAGGTAGACCAGCCACCGGAGGATCCTGTGATCGACACAACCGTTCCGTAAGGCAATGTGCCATAACGGGAGTAGTTCGTTCCAGGACCTGACCGGACATTTAGGCCGCTTTTGGCATTGACCTTGTACGGAGATCCGGCTGGCGTTCCGGAGGAACTTGCCGCCGAAGGACCGCCCTTAATATCCGCTGCATCTACCCAACCATAGACAGTAGAGCCACCACCGCTTACCGCAATCAAGTGGTAAGGGTGTTTGCTCTCACCCAGTTTGTAGATCTGTGTAATCTTCGCTTTACCGGGTCTGCACGATGGACCGCTTGCAGCATTTGCGTTGGTGTAATGCTTTGTGCCGGTGAACTCAACGATGTCGCCAACGCCGAAATTCGTTGTGGATGTGGTTACCGTACCTCCGGCAGCGGCATCGATAACTTGGTTAAGCCACGAGGTCAACCACACAGATTCCCGGTCCTGCACTTTGATCTGCAAATCGTCAGCTTCGTTTTCCTCGCTGTCCGTATAGGTCAGCGAAAGAAGATACGGAGTGATCGACTTGGTAATATCAACGCCGTCAAAGGAAACCTGCGCAGTTGCTCTCCGGGCAAGTTCAGGGTTACTCATCCAGTCACCTGCTTCCAAGGAGGCATTGTAGAAACAAGATCGGAAGAGATCTCCGGGAGTTGCAGTACAACACCAGCGGGGAATGTGTAATACTCCCGGTATTGCTGATTAAGGTTCATCAGCTTATCGGTGTAGGACACACTTCCCAACTGTGTGTACGCAATGGCATCCCACATATCGCCCTGTTTGGTTGTATAGGTTGCCATCAGTAAGACCTCCTTGCTGCATCTACGCCCGCTTCTTCCATAATGCTGATAACTCGCTCGGCAAACTCGGCGCCGTACAGATCCAACGCCTCGACCACCTCCGGCGTTGCGTCGCCGGTGATTTGGAAGGTAACCTGTACTGATGTCGAAGTGCTCCGATCTGCGCTGTGTGCTTCTGCAACATCTGCACCCCGGTACGCATTCATAGCGGCGATCAGTTGAGGTGCAAAGGTCAGCAACTGCAGATCAGTTGCAGTTGCGTCTGCGCCGGCATTCGCAGCTTCGGACATAGCAGCTGTTAACTCAGGCTCCATAGCCTTGGTTTGGTTGATGTAACCATCCCAGGTCATTTCTGCCCGGTACTCCATTTCTTTGGATGGGCTGTTAATATCCAAAGTGCTGTCGATTGCGTTCATTGCTGCCTGTGCAATCCGGGCATAAGCGGCAGTAACCTGCGGAAGCATATCGGTAGCGCCGTTGATAAAGCCTTGAATCGTATTTTTACCACTCGTAGCTGCATCTTCGCTGAGGTTCATAGCTTCGATGTCTGCCGCCAGTTCCTGCTGCAGTTTGTCCATCTCGGCTGTGAAGTCGGTATTTAGCTCGGCAATGCTCTTTGCCACATTGTCCTGCTCACCCTGCAAGGTCTGCCAATCTTCAACCATTGCAGCCAGTTCTTCGTCGCTGGCCGTAGCCATACCGGCGATAGCATTCACACTCTCGGTAGATCCGTCAGCAAAGGAAGCGATCATATCGCTCAGACCTTCGATGTCTTTGCTTCTCTCGGTAAGGGATTGCAAATTGCTGTTGTAATTCTGCCAATATGTGATCTGACTGTCGATGGCGTCATTTATGGTGCCTGCGCTCGTTGCAACGACCTCTGCGGCCTCTTCCCAAAGCGCATATTGTCCAGATACACTGGAATATGCGGCCTCGTAAGCGAGCGTGTAGGCCTCTGCGAGTTCCTGCATTCTCGTGGTGGTTTCCGAGATCCGATCGTTCAACTCCTGCGTTGTGGCAGTTTCTTCCTCCATGGTTTCGATATAGCCGACCAGCTCTTCTTTGTAATACTCATAGTCCGCCGTTGCCTGCGTAACGGTAGCCTTATGAGCATCAACGGCGGCTGTTGCGTCGTCATACGCATCTGCGGCTGCACCGCAAGCGTCCATGAGGTCGATATACTCCTGCTCCAGCGAAAGATAAGTAGGATCGTAATCACCCGCTTCGAGGTAAGCTAAACGAGCCGCCTCGGCTTGGTTGTACCTCTCTAACGCCGCAGTCTGCTCTTCTGTCGCTTCTTTCAGCTTGCGTTCGGCTACAACCTTTTCGTTGTAGGCATCGACCATGTAGCCGGATGCAGCTTCGTACTTCTGCTGGGCAGCTTGCGCTTTAACAGCAGCCTCGATTGCTGCGCCGTAATCAATAACGCCACCGATCACATCATCATAGCTAAGGGCCAGTTCCGGAACAATGCCGTTAAGCTCGGTAATGATCGCCTTCATTTCTTCCTGTGTTTCCACAGTTTGATCTGTCTGCGATGCAAGTTCCTGGAGCCGGGTTACGAGAGCCAGTGTGCGATATTCGTTATCTTCTACTTCCTCATAAGCTTCTCGGTTGGACGAAAGGAGTTCCTGGGAACTCTCTGCTGCTTTTTCCGCTTCCTCTCGGTATTCAGCCATCGTTTGCTTGTTGGCTTCGTACTTATCAGTCAGATAGTCAATTTCACCAGCAAGCCGCTTTGCCTCTTCGGAATTTTCGCCGTAGGTTTCTACCGCAGCTTCATACTCGCTGCGGGTTTCCTGCAACTGATAATATTCCTCTCGGGAGGCGTCGGTCAGTCTTCGTACTGCTTCCTCTTCTGTTTCTGCAGCAGCAGAAGCGGCCACCATGACACCAACAAGGGTTGCGATTACGCCAGTTAGTGCCAAAAAAGGACCAACGCCAGGAATGGAGGCAGTAAACAGTTTCATCAGCGGTATAACCACTTTTGTGATAGCCGCATAGGCGGTCAAGCCTGCAGTTGCCGCAGCGATTGTGCCGACAAACGCAAGAATGCCTTTTGCCAAAGCGGGGTTCTGCTGAATGAACTGATCGAGCAATGCAAAAATTTCACCGCCCAGGGTGTAAAGAGATCTCATTTCGGAGTTGTACAGATCTCCGAGAGTGATCTGCAATCCCTCCCAGGCGGAGTTCATAATCGCAAGATCACCGTTAAGGTTATCCAGTTTGATCGCCGCCATCTTGGAAGCTGCGCCGGAACAGCTGTTAATGCTGTCTGTCAGCGAAGCATAGTCTGCATCGGTAGCATTCAAGATTGCAAGCAGGCCGTTATAGCCTCTTGCGCCGGCGATCGTCATAGCATTGTTAACTCGCTCCGCTTCGGTCATTTGATCGAAGTAATACCGGAGTTCATCAATCGTGCCACTAAAGTCCTTCATAGTGCCGTCTGCCTGGATCGCAGAATATTCATACTCACCAAACGCAGCACCGGTGATGGTAACGCCCTCCAACAGACCGTTGAAGGTGTTTTTCAGTGCGGTACCGGCAATACTGCCCTTGATACCGCTGTTTGCCATAAGGCCAACCGCAACCGCAACATCTTCCACACTGTACCCCAAGGCACCTGCAATAGATGCAGACATCTTGAAGGTCTCGCCCATGACGGACACACTGGTGTTGGAGTTTGTCGCAGCTGCAGCCAATACATCTGCAAATCGTGCTGTGTCTGCGGCAGTCAAACCAAACGCCGTAAGGTTATCGGTAACAATATCCGATACGAGCGCAAGATCTTCACCGGACGCAGCTGCTAATTGCAAAACGCCATCGATACCGCTGACCATATCCGCCGCATCCCAACCTGCCATTGCCATATATCCCATGGCATCAGCAGATTGCTGGGCAGTGAAAACGGTAGTAGCGCCGAGTTCCTTTGCGGTGGCGGTAAGTACCGCAAGCTCTTCAGCGGTAGCACCGGAAAGAGCCTCCACATTGGACATACCCGCTTCGAAATCGCCGGATACGGTAACGCATTCCATATAGGCTTCGACGATTTCTTTAAGCGCCTCAGCAATGCCGGCAGAGGCGAGTGCCGTTTGAATAGCACCAA